ATATATTTCTGACCTGTTTCACTAGCATTTTTGTAAACTGATTCAGATGAGGTTAATTGTGATAGTATAGCGTCTACAGAAGAAGGGTCTATTGAACCATTCATAATACCATCTTCAAGACTATCAAGATAACCTTTAGTTGTTTCACTCGCACTTGATTTAGCTTTATCTACTTGATTTAAAGATTTTAAAAGAGTGTTGTAAGTTGACTCATCTATATCGCCATTAACAAGACCTTCTTGTAATGTTGATATATAGCCTTTAGTTATTTTCCATGCTCCTTTTTTAGCATCCTCTCCTCTATCAAGAGCTTTATTAATAGCATTTGCTGCATTTTTACTTAACTCACCGTCATTAAGTTTATTAGCAACTGTTTCTTTGTATTTGTCAGCAGTTACTTCAGCAGCATGAACTACATTACCATCTTGCTTAGTAATTTCATTCCACCAGTTTTTAATATTGCTAACTGGGTCTGTACCTGATGCTTCTAGTTTATTTTCACTATTTGGATTATGGTTAACTTCTTTATCTGGATTAAATAGATTTTTAAGTTTTTCTTTTACATCGTCAATTTTTCCTTTGATTATGCCTCCAATAAATGCATCCCAACAAGCTAAACCTAAAGCTGATATAGTACCTTTCTTTTTACTTACCCATGTATTTATTACTGAATAAATAGTATCAGCTGCTTTACTTAATTTTTCTCTGTTATTATTTATTCCATCTCTGATAGCGTCAAGTATTTTACCACCAGATTTTTGAATCTTAGGTCCATTCTTAATTATCCAATCACATATTTTACTAATTGCTCCATTTATTGCTTTAAGTAATGTTCCATTATCTACAGACTTATCTATTCCTTTTGTTATTCCATCTATGATATCTGTTCCTATTTGTAGTATAGAATCAAATGAGCCACCATTAATAAATGATTCTATGTTGGATACTCCTTTTTGAATAGCTCGTGATATATTAGGTATAGATTTAGCAACTTGTTTTTCAATATTTGCTAATCCACCTTTAAGGTCTCCCTTATTCCACGATTCAAAGAAATCATTCACAGCATTTGCTGCTCCAGTAAGTGTTGGTTTAATTTTATCAAATACTTGAAGTACCTTTTCTTCTATACCAGAAGATATATTGAGTAATGCTCCTTTAAGAGTAGCATCAAATGTTTCAGCCATATGTTTAGCAACATCATTTGATTTTTTCATTGCTTCATCCATATCTTCTATCTGTTTAGGGCCTTTACCAACTATAGCTAAGAATCCAGCCATACCTTCTTTACCAGCAAGAGCTGCTCCAATAGATTCTTTTTGCTCTTTACTTAAGCCATTCATTGCCGTAGCGAATTTTTTGTATCCTTCTGTTAATCTTCCATTTACTATATCCTGTCTAGCACCTTCAAGATTATACTTTTCTATATATCCTCGCATTTGTTTAGTTGGTTTTGCCATATTAGCTATGAATGTCTTCATACTAGTACCAGCTTTACCTGATTTTATAAAGTTATTACCCATTAATCCTACTGCAACAGCTAAGTCTTCTATAGATGCTCCTGTTACACCAGCAGTAGATGCTACATTTATCATAGCTTCTGCGAATTGAGATACAGATGTACCACTACGAACCGAAGCAGTGGCAACTACGTCAGCAAAGTGACTTACATTTTTACCTTCATTATCTACTTTCATTCCCAAAGCGTTCATAGTATTTGTTACTAGCTCTGCACTATCTGCAAGTGAGATATTTCCTACAGTTGCAAGGTTTAATACACTTGGTACACCAGATAATATTTTTGATGCTGACCATCCTTGTTGACCCATTTGTATCATTGCTTCTCCTGCTTCTGTCGCACTATATCTAGTAGAAGCACCTAAGTCCCTAGCCTTTTGTTTTAATGAATCAAACTCCTTACCAGTTGTACCAGTTATAGCTTTAACCTGAGCCATAGTAGATTCATAATTTACTCCAACTTGTATAAATGAATCTAATGATAACCTAAATCCCGTTAAAGATTCAAAAGCTGTTTTTATTCCTTGTATTCCTGATTTAATACTATTTATAATTGGCTGGAATGTATTTTGTATATCTGATAAACCTTCAAAAAATCTTTTTTGCCCTGCTTTATATAGTGCATTTAATGCTACAACTAAACCTGCTATTGCTTTGACATATCCAGGCATTAGTGCAAATGCTGTCTTACTTGCTGATTTTAATGAATCAAAAGCTCCTTTATAGTCTCCAGACTTAAATTTATCCCATGCATCAGATAAGTCTTTAGTTACATTTGACCAACTTTTAGTAGATTTAGATGCTTTTTCTTGAGAATCCGCTATTCCAAGTATATTAGATTCAAAATTATTAGCTGTATTCTTTAATTTCTCTATTGCTGCAATATCAGAATCAGTGGCAGTTTTGTTTTTTATTAAAGAAGAATATAGTTCATCAAGTGAATTTTTATATTTTTTCCATATATCATAAGCTTCTTTTCCTTCTTTAGTTAAATTTTTAGTCCCTTCTTCAAATAATTTATTCTCTCTTTGTAAAGATTTTAAAATCATTTGATAGTTACCCATAGTTCTACCCGTCTTAAGTATTTCAGGATTTGCTTTTGATAGTGATGAACTAATTTTGCTTACACCTGATGATACTGCTGTTGCTGAGGCTCCAAAAATAGTAAATTTGCCTATCGTCGATGTTAGTGAATTTGATGTTGACTTGCTAGAATTGGAGATTCCATTAAGCTTATTAGTAAAACTAGATAACATACCTCCAGTTAATTCTTTAATCTTATTAGCAAATTTAGTAAATATAGTAGTTGAATCTTTCCCTTCATTTCCTAGCTTATTAGTTGAAGATATTAATCTGTCAAATGTACCTTTAGCTGTTTCACTTATTTTGCTTTTAAGAGTTGTAAATTTACTAATAATAGGAGATATCTTATTCATTATGTTTGATAAACCACCCGTAAGATTATTCCATGAAGTTTTAGTAGCATTAGAAATAGTTGTTTTAAGTGTTCCAAACTTACTACTTAATGTTTGTACTTTACTTCCTATATTAGATACTGTTGTAGACAAAGTATTAAATGTATTAGTTTTTATGTTTCCTACTGATGTTTTGATATTATTAAATGCATTAGCGACAGCAGGACATTTAGTAACCAATGAACTTACTGCATTTTGTACAGATTGAATTGATTTACTAGATATCGACCCTATTGAAGATTTTATATTGCTAAATGTAGCTAATACTCCACTACATTTTGATGATATATTACTTAATGCATTAGATACGCTCGATATTGACCTACTAGATATAGTATTAATACTATTTTTTATATTACCAAATCCCTTTGATACAGTAGATGCACCTTTGCTCATTGATAACATAACCTTATTAACTGATTCAATGGACTTAGATTTAATATTATTAAGAACACTTTTAAGTTTATCTATAGTTCTGATATTATTTTTAGTAGATTTACTAATTCCATCAAATTGCTTAATTAGCGTATTTAGTTTTATTTTTCCTAATTTATCAAACGCTTTAGTGTTATTTTTAATTTGTTTATTAATATCTTTACTTGTTTTTGTAATATCTTTAAATTGTCTATCAACATTTTTCCCAAATTTACTTTTATCGAATTTATCTCCTGATTTTTTTAGTTTATCTATTTGTTTATTTGCATCTGATAATGCTCGTTTTAGTCCTGAAGCATTTGCAGTAATTTTAATACTTATATTTCTTTTATTACTCATAAGTCACCACCTTAATTTGCTTTATTGAACAAAGTGCGTATGTAATCTCTTTCTGTATTTATATTGTCATATTTTTTATTCCCTTTTAAATTTACATCTGATTGATTATTCATGTCATGAAATGGATGCTCTGCTTTAAATTTTATTCCACCAAAGCATGAGCCAATAGCATTAGTAACGGCATGAAGATTATATATGTATTCATCACGCTGTCTTTTTCTATATCCTTTTACCGCTAGTTTTGCATCACGTAAAGTCATACTATAAAAAATAAAAGGAGACATACCCATGTCTCCCACTATTTGTATATATAGATTATCAATAATCTCTTCAAAACTAGCGGGATTTAGTTTCCCACTTCTTCTCCTTCACCCTCAAAAGTTTCAATTGTATCATTACCTAAAGCATGTCCTAATGCCCCCAATACTGTATCAAGTAAATCACCAAACTTACTACCTTCTTGTAGATATTGAGTCATTAAATCTCCTGCTTTTTTCTCAGTCAATGATTTGCCTACCTCTTTTTTAAGTCCAAAATAAAATAACTGTCTTAAAACTATCATATTTATATTTACATTTTCCATATTCATTACGTCAAAACCAGCCGCTGTCATATCACATAATGTGTTTATATCATAAATTAACTCATAATCAACTTCGTTTATTCTAACTATTGTTTTCATTTTTCTATTACACTCCTACTTTTAAATATTTTTGATTCAATAGATAAGTAGTACCAGTAATAATTCTGATACTACTTTCTATTTATGTTTTTATTAAGCTCCAGGTTTAACTATTTTAGCTAAAGCTCCAGCGCCTTTTAATTCCATACTATATGTTAAGGCATCATCAAGTGGAGCATCAAAGTCAAATGAACTTATACATGCTTCCCCAGTATATCCAAATGATTTATCTTTGTTTTCCATTTTAACCGTTACAGTATCTCCTGCCATAAAAGCATCTACTGCTGCTTTATATCCTTCGTCATCTAAAACTACCAAACCATCACAAGATACACTCCATTCTTTAGCCCCTGCTAATGAAGCTTTCCATCCACCTGTAGTTTTATCACTTATGTCAAGGTCGTCAGCACTCATAGAAAGACTTGCTCCTCTTTGACCTCCTATTTGTGTAGCACCAACTGATACAAGTATATCTAATCCTTTAACTGCCATTTATATCAAAACCTTTCTTTGTTTTTTCACTAAAAAGGAGTTGGGACAAATTTCCTAACTCCTTTTCTCATATATATCAAATTTATAAATAATTACTGAATGTCTGTATTCTCCACACTCATCATTTTCAATAAGTATCTCATTTCTAATTAGTTTTGGATACATAATTAAGTTTTCTGTTTTTATATCCTCTGAAAATAATTCGATAATTTTATCTGTTATTTCCAATACTTCTCTACGACCTTTATAATTACTAAATACATGTATATATTGATAGTAGCTTTTACCATCATAATTCTTACCTCTATTATCAAGTTCATATGAATAATCTAATCTTATGTGTGGGTTAGTGGCATTTTGCGGCACTTCATCGTACACATTGAAAGGTAGACTTTTTGCCTTAACGAATATCTCTTTAAATACTTCACTTAATTTAATCATTAAAATAACCTCTTTATAGCATCAGATATTTCATCTTCAAGACCATTAAGATTGCTTTCAGCTGCTGGTTCAAGGAATGGCTGAGCATTTTGATATCTAGTTCCAAACTCAATAAAATGTGCATACTCTACATTTGTTCCAACTTCTACCTCCATATCGCCAGAAGTAGTAGTAATACTTTCTCTTAAACGACCCGTATCTACCGGAGTGTTTGCTTTAGCATCTCTTTCTATTTGATATCCAGCGCTCTCCAATTGTGTATTAATTACATCATCAATTTCATCAGTTATATTATCAATATTTAAATCATCAATATCAACAGTAACTTTGATATCCATTACACTCTCTCCATTTCAATAATCAAGCATTTACCTACATCCATTACATTTAACTTTTTATATATGACGTCTTTATGCTTGATTTTGTAGTCAGAGTATATATCATCAATGAAATTAAAATCTTTAGTAAATAATTTATTCTTTGAATAAGTCTTTGGTATGCCAGCTGAATCTACAGTTTTAACTGTGTAAGGAGCGACTTTGCATTTTATAGTGGCTATAACGATTTCTGATTCCATAAATCCACCCATTCCATCATCAATCTCACGTACAGCTAATATCTCTACTTTTTCCCTGTAGTCCATATTAGAAGAATTTAAATCCCTTTTTAGTTTTTTTCTTATAGATATTCATTAGATTATAGTAATCAGAAAAGTCATTAGATTTGTATGAAGTAGAAAGTACATCAACTTTCTCCGTAGATATGCATTCAGAACCGATACGTCTGTATCGTTTAATTGAAACTTCTTCTGCTATAAATTCAAGCTCTATTGGTATTATTTCAGCTTGTAAATATACTTTCATGTAGTTTATAGCATCAGATAATAATATAGTTAATAAATCGTCTTCTTTATTATCTGTTATTCCTAATTTAAGTTTTATATTATCTAGATTCATTAGAATCACTCGCTTTACTATCACTACTTTTAGCAGATTTATCAGCTGCTTTAGTAGCCTTTGTTTTTTTCTTTTTATTTACTGCCGCTTTTGCAGCCTCTCTTTCTTTACGCAGTCTAAAAGTAGCTATGCTCATAATTAAGCTCCTATAGTAGCCTTAACTATTTTTGAAGCATCTTCTAAGTAAGCTGTATAGTGTTGATTAGCAACATATATATTAGTTTCATTTAATATGTCTCTATCTGCTTCAACCATTACATTTCTCTTCATTAATATTTTAACTGCTCCATTTTTAACTAAGAAACATTCACTATCTTGTACTTTATTAGACATAACAACTCTACATCCGAATAAATAACCTATTTGTCCTTTAATTATTACTTCCCCTTGGTTAACTTGTACAAAATCAGGGTCTTTCCTTAATATTGCAGCATTGGCTGGATTTATTAATACTGTCATATTTTCTTCTAAGTCCTCACCAAACTTAGCCATCATATCAGATACTACATATTTATCAAATTTAGTAGCTGTTACAGCTAATGTAGCTTTTCTAAATTCAGCTGCGCAATCATTATCTACTTTACCAGCTATAGCCATTAGTAATTGCTTAGCTACTTCTTCTTCTGGATTTCCATATGCAGAAAGTAAAGCTTCATCTGTTAATTGTCAATTTTGTTATCATAAAGGCTCTTTATCCTTTATTTCTTATAGTTTCCCATAAGTTCAGACTATATCATCACCCTCGTTTTACGTTAGGCAATATAAATAAGCCACATTTATATTGGATAAACTGTATTTATCGTGTTCGGCACTCGTGTTAGTATTATTGGATTCCGTCCTCAACTATTAGTCGTTGAACCTTCCAGAGTACTTTTATCGGATTCCTCTGGCTTGGCTGCTGATTAACATATCAAAAATTTGCATTAAAAAAGCGCATCTTATTATTAAGAAGCACTTTTATTTTTATTATTTATAAATTGTTCGTATTGTTCTTTGGTGTTATCATGTGAACTATATATACTATGAAATTCTTTATGACAATCTCCACATAAAGTAACACCATTATTAACATCATATCTATGCTCTTTATCCCAATGATATCCATTTAAATGATGAGCATTTAAATATACTCCATGCTTATCACAACATTGGCAAGTATAGTTATCTCGTCTTAATACCGATGTTCTCCATTGGTAATCTTCAGGAGTGGCTCTACCAATTAATCTTTCTTCGTCTGTTTTATCATGTTTCCAATGTGGGCTATCTTTACCTTTAGGAGAATTTTGTCTTTGTTTTTGTTTAACTTCTTCACTAGCTTTTCTTCCTATTAAGCTTTTGTGCTGGCATTCTGTCGAGCAGTAGTGCTTTTCACATCTTTTTGTGTGACATAAACTTATTTCTATATCCTTACCGCAGTAAGTACATTTAGTTTTTACCTTAGAATATGTAGGATGATTTTCACCTTTTATATTATCACTTCTCCATTTAGCCAGACAATCTTGATTGCAAAAATGATGTTTTGATTTATTCATATGACAAAGTTTTTTCTCTATCTCTTCACCACAATAAGCACATCTAGTTTTTACTTTTTTTGTTCTAGATTTAATTTGGCAATCAGTTGAACAATATTTACTTGAACTTCTACGAGCATTATATTCTTTTCCACATTGATTACATATTTTTTTCATAATTTAACACCTCCATATATTTAATATATATATGGTACTAAATTTATATACAATTATTTTTGATTTAGTCTTCCAGCAATTCACCGAATTTGCATTAACCATTTCTAGCTAATGGGGCACTAGTCTACCCCTTTACCT